CATCCCGCCGGATTTCTTCGATAACGAAGCGAAGGAAATGTTGAGAGTGCTTGGCCCTTTTGGGGAGCAGGTATATTTGGACGCAGCTTTAGAGTTGATGAAACAGAACCCGGGAATGGGCGTTGATTGGGCGCTCGTCAACCAGCGTGCGGTTGATTGGTCCAGGCAGTACACCTTCGACCTTGTGCAAGGCATCACTGACACCAACCGCAACCTGTTACAGCAGTCGATTAGTGCGTTCTTCGAGCAAGGACAAACACGACAAGAACTGGAAGAACGCTTGCTGCGTTCTTTTGGTCCGGTCCGAGCCGAAATGATCGCCGTCACAGAAACGACCAGGGCATCCGTACAGGGCGAATTGGCGATTACAGAAGAACTTAGACAGCAAGGTATTGAGATGCGCCCCATCTGGCAGACGAATAATGATGACCTGGTGTGTCCTATCTGCGGACCGAAGCACAATAAGGAAATCAAGGACGGCGTTTACCCCCCAGCGCATCCACGCTGCCGCTGCTGGGTGAACCATGAGATAAAGAACTGATGGCTCAAGGAACCGTACACATTGAAGGACTAGACCGGGTGGTGCGCAAGTTGCGCAGCCTGGAGGACTTGAGCGCCTACAAGAACGCATTGAAAGCGGCAGCCGTACACGTCAAGGGCAAGATTGCCAAGTACCCTCCAGCGAGTGAAGCCAACCGACCGAATGAAAGTGGTAGGTGGTACGAACGCGGTTATGGTATGCGCTGGCCGGGTGGCGGTAAAAAGACATCAGAAATGCTGGGGCGCAAGTGGAAAACGCAAGCCCGTGACGGCGGCATGGTGCAGGTCGTTGGAAACAATGTATCCTATGGTCCGTTCGTGCAGGACCGGGACAGTCAGGCGGCGTTCCACAAGCGGCGCGGTTGGTCCACCATACAGCAGGTCGCACAGGAAGAAAGTCGGACGGTCGTCGAGATGGTGGCAAAAGAAGTAGACAAGAAGTTGAGACGGTAACACCACTTGCAAATAATTATCAATATGGTATAATCTTATCAAGTTGACAACACTGTTGTCAGCGACAAACAACAGAATAGCACTGCCCGACAGGATAACCACAGACCGGTAACGATCACCCGGCGGTGAAAAGGAAAGGCAGGAAGCGCACACAGGCGAGGTATCGCGGCGCACTTTGCGGAGAAATCCGCGGGTGCGCCGTTTTTTGTTTAATGACGAATTTTTGGAACTACTACCGGATGTTGAACGATGGATGCGGCAACTCTAAGTTGATTGCTGCGTTCAAGGCGCTGTTTTTGAGCCTGGGTTTGACGGTGCCGGTACATCGGCGCAAGTTGAAGCCGAGCAGGAGGAGACATGGATCTTACCGATAAAGAGCAGGAAGCCATAAAGGAACTGAAGGGCAGCACACCCGGATCGGACACAATCGTTAACCCAGGTCATGCTGTAAAGGCGCTGGGCGATGGGCGCGTAGGCGGCTATCTGGTGCGCTTCACCAATCCTGATGAGCCGGACTTAGAAGGCGATTATTTCGATGCAAGTACCGACTTCGTTTTCAATTTCCCCGGCAAATCTGCCGCCTGGTTCAGTCATGCGCTGTACGCGCAGAAGACCAAGCTAAGCAGTGATGCGGAGCTGAAAGAGGACGAGTTCGGCATCTGGGCTGAAACTGTGCTCGACGAGCGCGACCAGTATGAGGCGTTTATCTACGAGCAGGTCGAGCAGGGAAAGATGGGCTGGTCAAGTGGAACAGCATCGCACCTGGTCGAGACAGAACGAATGGAGAAATCCAACCACATCACCCGCTGGCCTTTGGGGTTGGATGCCAGTTTGACACACATGCCAGCGGAACCACGAAACACAGTAATCCCGCTCAAGCAGTTGAGCGAAATATTACCGCCATTTCCAGAACAGGAAAAACCGGACGAGCAGCCTGCTGGCAACGATCACCCAGCAGGGGGAAACGATCACCCCACCGCAAGCGAGGAAGAACCTGCAATGAAGGCGCAACCAATTATCAATGAACAACATGAGGAGGTATCAGAGATGGACGAGAAAGAAGTTATCAAGACCATCGAATTGACTGAGGACGAACTCACCGGCATCGTTGCAGATGCCGCCTCCACCGCTGCTGCAAAGGCGCTCAAGGAACTGCCAGCTAAGAAAGAACCGCAGATCCAGGTCACAAAAGATGACAGTGAGCAACCTTTCAAGAATGCGGGTGAGTTCTTCAGGGCAGTTGCGAATGCTGCCGGAGGTCAGAAAGACCGCCGCCTGCTCCCGTTGCAGTCCGAGGACGGATATGCAGTACGAGAGTATAAAGCCACCCCCACCGGCGCGAATGAAGACGTACCGAGTGAAGGCGGATTTTTGGTAGGCGAAGACCAAGCGCCCGGACTTATCGAGCGCATGTACGCTGACGGCGAAGTGCTAAACCGCATTTCCTGGGCGAACGTTGGTCCCAACTCGAACGGGTTGGTTATGAACGGCGTTGACGAAACCAGCCGAGCCGATGGCTCCCGCTGGGGCGGCGTGCGCGGTTACTGGGTCGCCGAAGGCGCAACCATCACCGCATCGCAACCGTCATTCCGGCAGATTGCGTTACGGCTGCACAAGGCTGCTGCTTTGTGCTACGCCACGGACGAACTGTTGGCTGACGCATCAGCACTGGAAAGCTGGCTGATGACTGTAGCACCCGCAGAACTGCGCTTCAAGGTCGAGGATGCCATCATCAACGGCAACGGCGTTGGGAAACCAGCCGGTGTGCTGAATGATAGTGGGATCTATGTAGAAATCTCAGCAGAGACAGGACAAGCAGCCACCACGCTTGTTTATGAAAATGTGCTGAAGATGTGGGCGCAGATGTGGGCACCGAGCCGCAACAATGCCGTTTGGTACATCAACCAAGATGTTGAACCACAGCTCAACACCATGAGTCTGGCGGTTGGCACCGCTGGCGTTCCGGTTTATCTGCCTGCGGGTGGAGCATCCGGGCAGCAATACGGCACCCTGTTTGGTCGCCCTGTAATTCCGATTGAGTACTGCGCAACACTTGGTACTGCTGGAGACGTAATCCTGGCGGACATGAGCCAGTATCAGGGCATCCGCAAAGGCGGTATCCAATCGGCGTCCAGCATTCACGTCAACTTCACCAGCGCAGAGACAGTGTTCCGCTTCATCTACCGGGTAGACGGACAGCCCTTGTGGAATTCGTACCTGACACCCAAAAGCGGATCATCCAACTATCTCAGCCCATTCTTAGCAGTGGCAACTCGAAGCTAAAGGAGGCATGACATGAGAGGCTATGGACAAGATTTACACATCGTTGGGGTAAAGAACTACTCCGACATCGTAAGCACCGCGACCAACACCACGCACATCAAGGTGACCGGACACCGCGTAACGTTCCTGATTCCGTTTGTGACCATCACCGGCGACAGCGTTGCGGTGACTGTCGAGGAATCGACCAGTGCAGCTACCACCGGCGCAGAGGCTATCCCATTTACATACCGTCTATCTTCGACGGTTGCAGGTGCGGATACCTGGGGCGCTGTGACAACCGCTGACAGCACCGGTGTGGACGTAACTGCAACAGACGACGACAAGATCCTGTTGATTGATATAGACCCGGCAGACATGAGCGAGGACTGCAACTACCTGTCCGTTCTTCTGTCACCTGGGGCGTCTGCTTCGGCAGTCGGCGTTAGTGCATTTGCACTTGTTGACACCCGCTACAAGCAACTTAACCACGTTTCAAGCACTTAGTGGCTGACTAGGGGGAGGCTAACACCTCCCCCACTATCATAATACTATGCGCAAACTTGCTATTGTCGGCACGCACCCGAAAACGCGTGCAGATGCGCCCTATGATGACCTTGAGTGGGACATCTGGGCGTTCAACGAAAGTGCCAGTCAGATGGAGCGCGAGAACAATGAACAGTGGTTGCCGCGGGTGGATGCTATCTTCCAGATGCACGATCGGGCGATCTATTCCAGCCTGCACAACCGGGCGGATAAGCATCACTGGAACTGGATGCAAAGAGAACACGGCGACCTGCGGATCATCATGCAGGACTATGACATGGACGTTCCGAACGCATGGCCGTTCCCGCTTGAAGATATGAGCGATGAACTGCTGGGCGCGTTCCGGCAGGGATTGGAACTGGAGCGGCGTGATTTCTACACGTCATCCATTTCAATGGCGATTGCGCTGGCAATCTACGAACAATACGACTGGATAAAGGTGTTTGGCATCGAGATGACCAGCGACACCGAATATTCCTACCAGCGTGATTGTGTCGCCTTCTGGACGGGCTACGCCCTTGGGCGCGGCATCCTGGTTGACTTCTACGGTGGAGACACCATCTGGGAGCGCCCAATTTACGGTTATGAAGGACAAATCGCCACAGACAGCGAGACGTTGAATAATCGGGCAATCGAACTGCGTGAGGTTGTACTGGAAGCCAGGGAACGCGCCGAGACTGCAAAGAAGAAGTTAAACCGTTCATACAACAATGGAAAACTACCTGATTGCATCATGGAACTTATGAATGCCAATACAGAACTTGGTACTGCGGAAGGCGCCATGCAGGAAATCGTCAGGTATGGAGCAAAGGTATTACCGCTGGAAGAAGAATTCGGCATAGCAATCATTGACCGCAACGAGTATGAAGGTGCGGGCGCACAGGCAAAGAAACAGATGGAGGAGTTCGGGCAGGAAGTTTATCGCACAGCCGGACACATCGACACCATCATCAACGCCTGGATGAACTCCAAAGATCCAGCAGTCAAAGTGAACTTACAAAACGCCATAGATAACCACTGCAATGCCGCATACAACAGCGGCAAAGCACAGGGGATTTATAACGAGAACTTTAGACTGGCGGCAGATATAGACGAGAAGATCAGGGCGGCAGGCGGCGAGAAAGCCGCGGCGCTACTAAAGCACACGGGGAACTACTCCGGTTAAGTCATTGCGACATAGATTAGAGGTGAGAAATGCCTGTAACACTAATCAAATCTTCATGGGAAAGCGGGAACCTTGTATTCAAGCAGACCGTATCAACCGGCGATGCTGCTGTTCACTTTGGTGAGGACGACACTGGTATCGACGTGAAATTCTTTGGTGCAACCAGTGGATCATACGCACTGTGGGACCAGAGCGCCGACGACCTGGTACTGGCATCAGCACAGGTCAACTTCACGGGCGGCGGACAAAATGCGCCGTTCAACTTTGACGGAACCACCACATATTTCGCGGACTTCGCCGCCGCTGGTGCGGCTGGTATATCGCTGACCGCTGATGGTATGAGCCAAGACCCAGAGACAGCCAGCGAGGACGCATGGCTGGAAGTATTGGTCGGTGCCTCCAAATATCAAATTCCTATGTACCTGAACACCTAAGATTATGAGTGCAATAACGATGGAACGGGTTATGACGCTATTGGGCAGCGCCAGAGCGAACAAGCAAGAGGCGTATGAGAACATCTATCGCTACGAAGGCGCAATCATGGTTCTTGAAGCCATGCGGGATGACCTGCGTACACAGGAAATTGTCGAAGCTGCTAACGCGATGGGCGAACCGGAGCTGGACGAAGTGACACCGGGCAGCAATGGGTCTGCGGAAGTCCAGCCCGCAGACCGAATCACGGAGGCTGGATAATGGCTGGAACTGTAACTACAACTGAAAAGATAACCGGCAGCGTGAAGAAAATAACCTTTGATTGGACCTGCGACTCGGCTGGAGATGCAACCGCTACGACCACGAACGTTTATGACGGCAAACTGCAACTGGTCGTCACAGATCCAGGTGCCACCGCACCCACCGACAACTATGACATCACGTTATCAGATGACGATAGCCAGGACTTGTTAGCGGGAAATGGTGCCAACAGGGACACTGCCAACACCGAATATATCACACAGGCGAACTGCGGAGCAGTTGCAGGAAGCACGCTTGCGCTGGCTGTATCGAACGCCGGTGATGAGAAGGTCGGGAAAGTATACGTATACATTCGATGAGTGAACGGGTCGCGGCGTTCATTGTCAATTACAACATGCCTGAGCGTGCCGACGCACTGGCGCAGCACATCAAGAACACGTCGGCACATCCGGTTGATGTGTACCTGATTGATAACGGCAGCGACATCATGCCGCCGGCAGAAAACACGAACGTCCGGCTGGAGAAAAACGTACAGACGACGAACGGCTGGCTGTGCGGATTGAAAGCCGCGGACAAAAAAGCGCCATACTTCGCTTACTGGTTTCTCATCACAAGCGCTGAGTTCGTGGACGCCGCTGACCCGTTGACGCCAATGGTCGAGTTCTTACAGGATAACGGGGATGCCGTAGGAATACACCCCGCCCTGACAGCTGACAGCACGACCGCCTGGGCGCACCTGTATGACCGTAAAACCGGATTACCCAGGCGAACATGGATGATAGACAATATCGCCAGTCTATACAAGGCAGAATGGTTCGACAGTATAGGACGCTTTGACGCTGAACTGGTTTACGGTTGGGGCATCGACCTGGAAACGTGTTACCTGGCAAGGAAAGCAGGTAAATCACTGTGGGTTGATGAACGTGTCCAAATAAAGAAAGTAACCGACATTGGGTATGCGATGGACCGCATGAACATGAAAGCGCATGTCAGGCGTGTAAACGCATCAAAGAACATGCAGGCTGTATTGAGTAAACGTTACGGCAGCATGTGGAGAAACGAGATACTCGGAAAGTATCGAACGGCAGAGATGAAATGACACTAACCTATGAAGCCCTTTACGCGATGATAAAAGAGAACATCACAGGGCGTATTGGCATCACCGAAGACGAAGGACACCTGCTGCACAAAACCATCAGCCACGGCGACCTGTACCTGGAGGTCGGCTGCCTGTGGGGCGGTACGTCGATATTGGCGGCAGATAAAGCAGACCGTGTTATTACCATCGACTTTATGATGGGCGGATTCTGGGACAGTATTGACCCAGTTGCCAAGAGGAAACCAAGCGCAACACACATCCTGGACAACTTCACAAAGTTTAGGGTAGCACACAAGGTAAGCATAATAAAGGACTTCTCATATCCATTCCCGCTACCGCCTGACATCCAGCCGGACGTATTTCTGATTGACGGTGGTCATTCATACGAGTGCGCCTTGCAGGACTGGAACACTGCCAGGGAAATTACCAAGCGGGCGATCCTGCTGCACGACTTCCACAGGGGCAACACTCACAAAGGCGTCTGGGCGATGGGGCAAGAAGTAGCGATGAAAGACCCGGAGTGGGAACTGACCGATCATGTGCAGTCAATGGGACTGTTTACGAGGCGGGAATAATGCCACTTGTCACCGTAGTTCTGCCGACCTACAACCGCCCGAAACTGCTGAACCGCACGCTGTTGACCATCTCGCGGCAGACGTTCAAGGACTTTGAAACCATCGTGGTAAACGACTGCGGGCAGGATGTTAGCAACGTGGTCGCCCACTATCCGTTCGCCAACTATGTCGAACGGGAAATAAACGGCGGATTATCGGCGGCGAGAAATACAGGCATCGGTTTTGCAGAAGGCAAGTACATCGCTTACATGGATGACGACGATATATGGTTTCCCGAACACTTAGAAGTTTTAGTGGAGCATTTGGAAACCATACCGAATGCGAAGGCGGCATATACCGACTGTTACCGCTGGTTCAACGAAAATTATTTATTGACCGGAACAGATAAGGCGACCAAGTTAGGCGAGAAGAAACGAAACGTGGCTGCAATTATCTGTCTTATGCACGAGTTGGAATGCCTTGACAAGGTTGGACTATTCGATGAACAACTGCGCTGTATGGAAGATTGGGACTTTCTGTTCAGATTTGTTGAGTATTACCCATTACTGCACATAAGGCAGTACACCGCCGCATACAGTAAACGTGGTGCGCCTGACCAACTGACAACGCACATTGATGAGATGGAAGCCGCCTATGATTTTATTGAGAAGCGACACGGACGATCACCGAGACGGTCGAAAATGGAGTTGCCAGTATGACGATTACTAACGGATATGGAGATTTACAGGGATATAAGAACCGCTACATGGACGGCGACCTGACTGACCGCGACGACGACCCCGCCATTGAAGCGGCAATCGAGAGTGTATCTCGATTGATAGACAATATTTGCGGGCGCAGGTTCTACACTGCTGATGAAACCCGTTACTTCACGCCGGAGCATCACGATTATTTGAACATCTATGACCTGGTGACGATAAGCACGCTAAAGACGGACGAGAACGCTGACCGCACGTATGAAGTCACATGGTCCACGGGCGATTATGACCTGATGCCCTACAACGCACAGGCGGACACTTATGACATGACGCCTTACACCTGGTTGGAAACCGCCCCACTGGGAGACAACTACTTCCCGTTGAGCAGGAAATCAGTAGAGATTGTGGGTACATGGGGATTTGCGACCAACGTACCGCCCGCTGTCAAGGAAGCCTGCTACCTGGGCGCACACCGCACGATGAAACGCCACCAGACGGCATTGGGCGTGAGTGCATCGCCATCACTGGGACAACTCCAGGTACAGGTAAGGCAGTTGCGTAGTGACCCTGATTTTATGGCATTGGTGCTGCCATACGTGAGAGCGACCTATGGCTGAGATAAAAGACGTTGTGCGTGAGATTGCGGAGCAGATCCGCAACCGAGTTGAAGGTATCCGGCGCGTTCCAGAAGCGCCACCAGAAAGCAATGACGTATTTCCGTTTGTTGTCGTCTACCCGCTAACAGGTGAATACGACCTGCACACACCGGAAGACATGGTCGGTTTGCACAGCATCAACATAGAACTTCATGTAGCGCGCAAAGAC